CGAACCGGACGCGCGTCATCAAGCGCATCCGCAAGGTTTACGACGTATCAGCGGTTTCAATCCCGGCTAATCCCGGGACGGAAATATCTGCCCGGTCCTACTTCGACGGAGTGATCGAAGCGGAGCGCCAGGAGTTGGCGCGGCGGCAGAGGGAACTGGAACTAACTAAGGCGAAATACTTTTACATGGGAGTGAACTAAATGAATTTGGATGAAATGAACCTCCAGCAAGTGGAGGAACGGCTGTCCGCGCTGGACGTGGAAGTCCGCGAGGCGACCGAAGCCGAGGCGGTGGAGAAGGCCGCCGAGGAAAAGAAGGGCCTGCTCACCCGCAAGGCTGAACTGGTTGACCTGGAGCAGCGCAAAAAGACCGCGCTGGAATTGACCGCCGGGACGAAGGCGCCCGACCACATCATTGAAATCAGGAAGGAAGAGAAGAAAATGGACTTTGCCGATATGACACTGGAGCAGCGCATTGCGACGCCTGAATACCGCGAACTGTGGCTTTCCCGCCTGCAGGGCAAAAAGATTGAGAAGCGCGACAACGAGATGGGCCTGAGCGAGGTGGGCGATGTGGTGCCTACCCTCACACAGGAGCGCATCTTCAATAAACTGCGCGACTATGTGCCGCTGCTGAACGAAATCACCCTGCTGCAGGTGCCCGGCAACGTGACTTTTGCTGTGGAGGGCGTCAAGAACGACGCGGCCATCCACGGCGAGAATGTGCTGATTGGCCCCGCCGCTGACACCATGACCAATATCACGCTGGGCGGCTATGAAATCGTGAAGATTCTCCGGATCTCCGCGACCATCAGCGCCATGAGCATTAACTCCTTTGAGGGCTGGCTGGTGGACAACCTGGCCGAGAGCATCGCCGAGAAGATCGGTGAGTACATCATCTACGGCGACGGCGACGGTGAACCAAAGGGCCTGGATTCCGCTATTGCTTACTCTGATGGCACCAACGCGGTGGATTGGAATGCCAACGACACCGTGACCACACCTGAGCTGATCGAGCTGGTTGGTTATCTCAAGCCTGGTTATCACCGCAGGGCGAAGTTCCTGATGAACCACAAAACCTATTGGGCGATCGTGTCCAAGCAGGATAATGCCAAATTCAGCATCATGACGCCCGACTGGAAGCGCCTGCTGGGCTATGAAATCCTGCTGGACGACCGCGTGGATGACTATGACATTTTCTTCGGCGACTTCAAAAAGGTCGTTGGCAACCTGGCGCAGAACGTCAAGGTGGACCGTTCCATGGAAAGCGGCTTCCTGAACAACTCCGTCGACTTCCGCGGCACCGCCATCTTTGACTGCGACATCGCCACCGGCGAAGCCTTTGTCAAGGCCGGCAACGATCTGACCGCCAAGATCAACGCTTAAGGGAGGACTGACATGGCGCGTTTTTATGGAAAACTGCCGACCAACGCTCAGGGCGTCAGCGTCGCTGAGCTGAAGGCAGCCTATCTGGACTTCGGGAAACCGGCCGCGGCTGACGCTGACGGCATCCTGGCTGACGCTGTAGCGGCGGCTGAGGTGGTGAAACTGGACGAGGACGATTGGGTGGAGGCATTTGACGGCGAACTGGATGTGCCGCGCCAGGTGGCGGTCATCGCGTCCGATGGCGCCGCGAGCATTGAAGAATCTGACACGGTGACTATCTATGGCACCAATATCGCGGACGAACCGATCAGCGAAGTGCTGACGTTTGCGGCGGAACAGAACACGGCGGAAAAGACTGACCAGGCGTTCAAGACCGTGACCAAGGTGATCATCGGTGAGTCTGCCGTCGGCGTGAAATTCAATGTCGGATGGACGGACGTGCTGGGGCTGCCCTTCAAACTGGCGGCCACAGAGAAAATGGCGCTGGAATACGGCGCAGGTGCTCTCAAGACCACGCCGGGTACCTTTACGGTGGACGCATCTGTGCTGGGCAAAAACACTTATGCCCCCAATACCACGCTGGACGAGTCTACCACCGTGCAGCTGATTCTGTTTTTGTAAGGAGTGATTGACGATGGCGGTTGGCGTGAATTACCTGGCCAAAATCAAGCGGGCGGTGCGCGTCGTGTCGACCGCCTCGGACATCGCCACAGAACTGACCGATTTGATTGAGGAGTGCCGGGCTGACCTGGTTCAGCTCGGCGTCCTTGAATCAAAAGCCAACGACGAAACCGACGTGCTGGTGCTGGGCGCAGTGCGGAGTTTTGTTCGATGGAAATTCGCCCAGGACGAGAAAGAAGCCCTGTGGAACATGGCGGACTACATGGCCCAGCGCGATGAGATGCGGCGCAGAGAGGACTATACCGTGGAGGCCGCGCCATGAGGATGGACGAACAACTGGTGCTGGTGGATACCGTCACCACCGTCAACGGCGTGGGCATCCCGGTACTGACGGAAACCAAGACCACGGTGTGGGCGGACAAACTGAGCGCCAAACGCGCCGAGTACTACGCGGCCAATTCCGCAGGCATCCGTGTGGACATCGTGTTCAGCGTGAACGCGGACGATTACACAGGACAAACCGAGGCGGAATGGAACAGCGTGAAATACAGCGTTGTCAGGTCATACGCTGTGGGGCGGGGCCGCGTGGAACTGACCTGCGCGTTGAGGTGATGAGATGGACATACGCTCAAAGATTGTGACGGCGCTTTCCGACGTGGGGGCGCCTGTTTACTGGATGAAGTGGGCCGGGGACACCAACCCGCCCGCCACCTACATCACCTTCCAGACGGTGAACCGGCCTGACCTCTCGGCGGACGACGCTCTCCAGGAACGGGAGCACTTTGTGTACCTGGATGTATTCAGCGAGACCGACCCCTACACGGTGGCCAACGCTGTGCGGACGGCCATGGAAGGCGCAGGCTTTGATGAGGTCGAGATGCGGGACGTGGGGCAGGCTTCAAATGCGGTGAGCGAACAAAGGGATTACCATGTGGCGTTTACCTTCTCCTACCTGGAGGTGGTGTGAATGGCCATTACATTATCTGGCACTGAGGTGTTTCTGAGCGACCTGGAGAAGATGATTCCCAGCGACACCAATGTGGACGCGGCATTGGCGGAAGGGGCGGAGGTCATCGCCAGGGAAATGCGGCAGTTGGCGCCTGTCAAATCCGGAAAACTGAAGAGCGCTATCAAGGTTGGAAAAGCACGGAACGGTCGAAACGGCCGCCAGGTGACGGTGGGCATCCACCGGCGCGATTTCAGCGACGATGATTACTACCCGGCCTATGTCGAGTACGGACACGGCGGGCCGCGCCCGGCGCCCCCGCACCCGTACATCCGACCCGCCTTTGACCTGAAAAAAGACGAAGCCTGGAGCATTATCAAGCAGGCCGTCATTGACAAGATGAACATTTGAAAGGACTGAATACCAATGGCAACAAGTTCAAGAATCGGCCTGCGCGATGTGAAAATCGCCTGGCTGACCGACGCCACCGACACCACGACCGTGCCGGCGGCCTACACGCTGGAATCGACCGCACTGGAGGCCATCGACGCACAAATCTCAAGGGGCACAGCGGACCCCGACGTGCAGTACGCGGACGACATCGAGTCGGACGTTCTGTACCCCGACCCGGAAATCACCATCAGCCTGGAGGTCAAGGAAGTGCCGCTGGCGCTGCAGCAACTGCTGTTCGGGCAGGCCACCGCTATGGATGACAACGACGTGTACACCTATAAGAGCGGCGCCGTCCCACCCTACTTCGCGCTGGGGTTCAAATCAGCGAAGCGCTCCGGTGCGGACCGCTATGTGTGGTACTACAAGTGCCGCGCCAAACCGATGGACGAGACCTTCCACACCAAGGAAGGCGGCACCATCACGCGCCAGCAGGACAAGCTGGAAATCACGGCCATCAAGCGCACCTATGACAACTATGTCAGCGTCAAGGTGGACACGGACGCGGTCGGCACGCCTGACGCGGCCACGTTCTTTGGCGGCGTCTACGAAGCGACCCCCATCGCGTAAGGAGGAGAAGAAATTATGGCAACCTATTCACGCGTCGGCCTTCGGGACGTTATCTTTTGGAAACTGAAAACCGACACCGCCACCACCCTGACCTATGAATCCGCGGCTGAGACGGATGTTGTGGACGCCATCGACGTGAGCATCAGCCACGCCAACGCGGACCCGGACATCCTGTACGCGGACGACATCGAGAACGATGTGCTCTACCCGGACACCGAGCTGACCGTGACCCTGGAGGTCAAAGAGCTCCCGCTGAGCCTGCAGGCGAAGCTGCTTGGAAACCTGGTCGGCACCAATAACGAAATTGTGGAAGTGGCCGGGGCAACCCCGCCCTATTACGCGATGGGCTTCAAATCGGCCAAGCGCGACGGCAACGACCGCTATGTGTGGCTGGTCAAGGGCCGGGCGCAGCCGCTGGACGAACAGCACCACACCAAAGAGAAGGCGCCCACCCGGCAGAACGACACCATCAGCCTAACCTTCATCAAGCGCACGAAGGACGACGTGTTCAAGTACGTTTACGACACCGTTGGCGGCGTGGCTGTGCCCGAGTTCTTTGAGGAAGTCTACGACGGCACGATGCCGACCTAACACAACGGGGAGGGGCAACCCTCCCCTCTTTTTGGAGGGAATGATGTTCAAGGTTGAACTGAACGGGAAAATCTACAAGGTCGAAAAAGTCACCGCCAAGGCATTGCGTGATATCGGCGCGGCCCAGGCGGTTTTCAAGCGGTGGCAGGATAACCCGGACGCCGCGGATATGAAGAAGGACATGGACGCGCTGGTCAACTGGTTTTGCACCTTCTGTGGAAATCAGTTCACAGCGGACGAATATTACGACCACTACCCGGCAGACCGCGCCATCACAGACATCGGACTGGCGCTGGCCGCCGTGAACGCCCAGGTGACCCATGTGCTGGAGAGTTTCCCGACCAGCGGGGACAGTAAAAAAAAAGTACCCTCACCGACTTTGTTTGGCAGGTTTACTGGACGTATTTGGAAAAGGGCCGGACGCCGGACGAAGTAGACGGCATGGACATACTGGCGTACATGCAGGCGCTGGCGTGGAAAACAGCGCAGGACCCTGTAGAAGACGGATTCATTGACGAGGTGATTTTGTAATGGCGGAAACAACGCGGGAGATGGTCGTCCGGCTTTCGATGGACGCGGGCGGCTTCAAAAAAACCGCCTCGGAAATCAACCGGCAGATCAAGAACATCGACAAGGAAATCAAGGGCATGGGCGGCGACCCGGGCCGGAGCCAGCTGGAGGAGAAACTGGGGCTTCAGCAGAAGGCCGTGGAGAACCTGCAGAAGGCGGTCGAGCAGGCGCGGCAGAAATTCGTTGACGCGGACACGGACGCCCAGAAACTGCTGGCGGCGAAACAGCTCAGCGGGCTGGAGACGCAACTGGCCACAGCCGAACAGAAGGCGATGGCACTAAAAAACCAACTCTCAGCAGCCAATTATATCAAATGGGGCGGGATGATTACAGGGTTCGGGACGGCCATGCGCCGGATGGGGCAAAAGTTCACCATGTACATCGGAGCGCCGCTGGCTGCTTTGGGCATATCGTCATTCAATGCTTTCAAGGACTATGAGTTGGCTCTGGCCCGGTTGAAAGCGGCGCTTCCAGAGGCGGGGGAAGAGATTGAGCGGCTGAATGAGGCCGCGCTTGAAATGTCAGAAACCATCCCGGTATCGTATGAAGAATTGATGGCCATCATGACCTCGTTGGCCAAGGCCGGCGTGCCTGTGGGCGAAATTGAAGGTATGACGCTGGCGCTGGCGAGAATGAGCGCGGTGACTGGCATGACGGCTGAGGAAGTCGGCACCAGCATGGTGATGTATATGAACGCGCTCGGCTTGCCGTTTGAGAATGTGGACCAATTGGGTGCCGCGCTCGTACGGCTGGCTGACGAATCAATCGCCACAGAGGGCGATATATTCAGCATGGCCACGCGGATGGCGGCGACCGCGAACCTCACGGGTTTCAGCGCGACCGAGGTTCTGAGTTTGGCTGCCGCGTTCGCTTCGATGGGCATTGAGGCCGAAGCTGGCGGATCTGCCGCGTCAAAACTGATGAACAAAATGCAGCTGGCGGCAGAAACCGGGCAGAACGTCGAGGGCTTTGCCAACGTGATGGGCGTGAGCGCGGAAGAATTCTCCAGGATGTGGGATTCGTCCGCAGCCGATACGATGCTGGCGTTTTTCAATGGGCTGTCTGAATTGGACGCGAGTGGGGAGCAAAGCGTCACCGCTTGGCTGGCAGAGATGGAGTTGAACGAGATAAGGCTTGGCAACCTCATCGGATTGGGCGCTTCGAGGCCGGACATGTTCGAGGCGCTGATGGGTTCAGGCAAAGAAGGGTTTGCCGAGAACACGGCGCTTGTCAAAAAGGCCGGCGACATCTTTGAAACCACATCCGGGCAGATGGACATGTTGGCCAACTCCACGCGCAACGCGCAGGCCGACCTGGGCGAGAACGTGGCCGATACCTTCCAACCGCTTATTGACAAGGTGGGCGAGCTGGTCAAGGGTTTTGGCGAGCTGGACGAGGAGACACAAACCCGGTGGGTGAACATTGGCGCGACGCTCATCGGCGTCGGCGCTGGTGCAACTCTGATTGGTACAGCGGCCGAGGGTGTGGGTAAAATCGTGACCTTCGCCGGCAAACTCAAAGGCGGCGAGGTCACGCTGTTTTCAAAGCTTATCGGCGCGCTGGCAGGACCGGCGGGTGGGTGGTTGCTGGCGGCTGCCGGCATTGGCGCGGTGGCGCTTGCGATTAGCAGCATCAAGAGCCCGACCGAGGAGATCATTGAGGGCCTGAAGAGCATCAAGGTGGAGCTGGACGAGGATAGCTACAACGCTACAATGGCCGCGCTGGCGGAAGTCAAGGCGCAGGCTGACGCGCTGTCAGGCGAGACAGGGGAACGAAATAAAAACATATCCACAGCGGTCAAGGCCGGCTATGGCACGGACGATATGTATGGCACGGCGTTGGGCTATGAGGCGATGTTCACCCAAAACCAAATCGGTGAAATCGCCGGCGAATACGCCGGGAGAATTGACGAGCTGAATGCCGCTATCGGTGCGGAAACCGATAAGGGCGCCCAAGCCGTGCTGGCGCAGCAGCGGGACGCGCTCCAGGCGGAATGGAACGCACAGACCCAGGCGGCCAAGGCAGCCTATATGGCAAGCGTGTCGGCTCTGGTGGCCGGGATGATGCAATCCCAGCCAGAGGCCAAGGCCGCGCTGGAGCAAGCGGCCCAGGATTACGATGTGTTGGCGGCGATGGAAAATGTGACCAGCCAGGTAATGCAGGCCGATTATAACGACCAGGCAGCCATTGACGCGTTGTGGGCAAGTTTCTTCACGCCGGACATCCTGAACAAATATTTTGAAGGGCAGCGATTCGAGGATATTATCCCGTCGACCGCTGTGGACCTGCTGCGGCAGGAACTGACAACCTCTCTCAAAACATCCCTGGAGAAAGCGGGCGGCGATGAATCGCTTGCCTATACCCTTTTGCAAGCAATCTTAACTGATCCGCTGGCCGCCGGACTGTATGACATGACCTTGACCCAAGGGGCGCTTGACGGTCTGGTAGAACTGCTGGACCTCAAAAACGCCGCGGAACAGGCCGGGGAAAATTTTGGCGACGTGTTCACCCCCGGCCTCTCCGACGCCATCACAGAAAGCGTCCCCGGCGTATCGGGCGCGATGGACTCCATGCAGACCCAACTTGTATCCCAAGCGGCGGCCATGGGCGCGGCGGTGGCGGCGGCATTCAACAGCAATGTGAACTTCAGGCTGCCCAATGCGGCCGGAGGCGGGGGCGGCGTCAATGTGAACGTGAACAGCCCGACCGCTGTGGACATCTACAATATACGCAAGGGACTGACTGACGCGTCCCGGCGTGCGGCGAGGGGGTACGGAGCCGGATGAGCGAGATTACATTCAAAGGGACGACCGCATCGTCCAAGCACGTTACGGTGCTGAAATATCCTGAGATCGTCAAGCCGACCCTGCGCGTGGAGACCGTGAAAGTGCCGGGCAGGGACGGCGAGCTGACGCTGAGCGGGATGCCGTCCTATGAAGCGATGGTGCTGGAATGCGAGTGCATGGTGCCGAGCGTGGACAAGATATCAGCGGCCGCAGCATGGCTGACCGGGCGCGGCGACCTGGTGTTCGGCAACGACACGTCCTATGCCTATGACGCGCAAGTGATTGATGAAATCAGGTTTGAGAAAATCCTGCGCGGGCATGCCCACAGGCGGTTTACCGTGCCGTTCCTGTGCCAGCCGCTGAAGAAGAAGGCGACGACTGAATCCAACATCGAATTGACTGCGCCGGGGACAGTCAACAACATCGGGCACGTGCCGAGCCGGCCGCTCATCAAAATCCAGGGCAGCGGGAACGTGGTGCTGGCAGTCGGGGCCTATTCACTGGCCATTACCGGCATTAGCACGTCCATCCTGATTGACAGCGACCTGGGCATGGCGACCAACGCGGCAGGGACAGTGAACGAGAGCTACAAAGTGTCCGGCGCGTGGCCGCTGCTGGAGGTCGGGAATAACAACGTGGGCTGGACCGGGGCCGTTACAAAGGTGACCATCACGCCGAGGTGGAGGTATTTGTGATTTGGATTTATGAACAGGGCCACGAGGATTTCAGCACCAACGGCCTGGGGAGCCTCCTCCCCGCCCGGTGCGAAATCAAAGAGGAACAGAACGGGGCCTACGAGCTGGAACTGGACCATCCCATTGACGAGGATGGTCTTTTTAGTCTGCTGAAAACCGGCCGGGTCATCAAGGCGCCGGTCCCGGCCCAGACCACCCCCATCATCCACATGCCGGCCACGACCTCCTACGAGGTGTGGGAGACGGCAGCGGCGGCGAAGGTGTACACGAAGCAGTCCACAAGCCTGGGATCCAGCACGTCCGTGACCGTGCCTGCGCTGGATCTGACCAGCATCAAGCCGAGCGTGGTGGCGGTGCGCGGGTATACCGACAAGGACCAGAAGACCGTTACCAAGTGGGTTTCGAACGGTAACCGCGTGCTGGAGAAGGTCGAAGTGGGCGTCGAAGTGTCGGTGCTGTCAAAAGACGGCAGCTGGTACAAGGTGACAACGCCCAACGGGAACACAGGATGGATGCAGGCCAGCGCCCTGACGCTTGTGCAGACAGTGGCGGCGAGGCCGCCCGAGACCATCCAGGAGCGCAAAATCCGCGACCAGCTGTTCCGCATCTACCGCGCAGAAAAAGACACCGAGGCGGGCGAGGTCAAGGTGTGGGCGCGGCATATCAGTTACGACCTGCTGGGGAACGTGCTGCTGGACTGCAATGTCAATGACAAGACGGTCACGCAGGCAATCGCGCAGATTGACGCGGCTTGTACACAGGCAGACCATGGCTTTACGATTTATACAGATTCAACGGCAACTATTACAGCCGACTGGAGCCGGAAGGGCTATCTCGAAGCGCTGCTCGACCCCGACGAGGGGCTTCTTTCGCTTGCCAATCTCCGGCTTGTGCGGGATAACTATGACCTGTTCTTGCTGGAACGGAGCGAGGTGTCGCGCCAGTCCGTGTCCTACGGCACCAACCTGATGGGCGTGACGCTGGATATCAACGAGGACAGCGTCGTCAACCGCATCGTGCCGGTGGGCAAGACCAAAGATGGCGACCCACTGTACATCGACGCGGAATATGTCGATTCGCCCCGGAACAACGCGGCGACCATTATCCGGGCGAAGGTCATCGAGTACAGCGACGTGGCGGAGAAGGAAGCCAAAGACGGCGAGCCGGCCGTGACGCTTGCACAGGCTAAGGCCGCACTGATAGCCAGGGCGAACACGGACTTTGAGCAGGGGATAGACCTGCCCGACATCACCGTGGACATTGATTTCCTGCAGCTGGGCGATACGGTGGAGTATGCGGCCTACCGCGACCTTGACCGGCTCTACCTGGGCGACCTCATCACGGTGCGGGACGACACGCACGATGTGGAGCTGGACGCCGAAATCACACAGGTCGATTACGATGTGCTGACGAACCGGTACATCCACATGAACGTGGGCGTGACCGAGGCGGCGCGGACCATCGGGAGCACGGCCAGCTTCATGCTGCCCAACGGGAGCCTGGGCGGGCGGAAAATCGCGATGGGGAGCCTGGACGGCGGGCACCTGCAGGGTGCGTCCATATCCGGCTCGCATATAAAAGACAGCGCCATCACCAACAGCCACTTCATGAACGGGACCATCAGTGGGTCGATATTTGAGGACGGCGCGATTACCGGCAGTAAAATTGACGCGAGTACGTTTACAAACGGCAGCATCAGCGGCTCCGTCATTGATACCAGCACTTTCGTGGACGGCACGATTGACGGGTCAAAAATCACCGATAGCACGATTGAAAACAGCCATTTTGTGGCTGGTACCATCGAAGGTTCGTCCATCAAGGGCGGCACGATTGACGGGACACACATCTACAACGGCACTGCCGACAACCTCAAAATCTCAAACGCCAGCATTAAGGACGGCGCGATTACCAACGCAAAGATTGCCAACGCGACCATCGAAACAGCGAAAATCAAGGACGCGGCGATCACCACAGCGAAAATACAGGACGCGCAAATCACCAACGCCAAGATAGCGGCGGCGGGCATTGACTTCGCCAACATCAAGGACTTGGTGGCGGGCACGGGCATCTTTCGTCAAGGCGTGGGCGATGCGCTGTACCTCGACCGCCTTGTGGTGAATGACGCGAACTTCGCCAGCGCCATTGCGGGCAAACTGATGATACGCGACACGGACGGGAAACTGTACCGCATCAGCGTAAACTCATCGGGCGCGGTCACGGCGACCCAGGTGCAGGTCAATGGCGACAGTCTGACGGACAATGCGGTGATGAGCGTGAGCCAGCGGCTTTTGTGGCGGCAGGCGACACAGCCCTCCGCGCCATGGGTCGGGATGCTGTGGCTTGATACCACAACCGAGAAACTCAAGAGATGCACCGCAATCACGCCCTCCGTGGCGTGGGAGGTTGTCCCGGCGGGCGAAGTCCATACGGCGGTCATCGACGTGGACGATAACGGCATGAATGTCCTGTCCGGCGGCGACCTCAACCTGTTGGCTGGCGGCAACCTCAACATCAAAAACCTCGGTAACACGGCGAACGTCATCAACATGGACAACACCGGCATGACCCTATCCTCAACCGGCCAACTCAAACTGCAATCCACCGACAGCATCATCATCGGCGGCAGCCCGTTCAGCGTGGGCGGAACGAACCTCGTGCCAAACGGCGCTTTTGACAACGGGTTTACCGGCTGGTATGTGGATTCGGGCTGGATGCTATCGCCAAATGATTCCCGTGTGGCCGGGCACGGAATGCCATACACCGGCGACACAA